TGTATGGTGTTGGTACACAACCCGGTGGAATTACTTCGGGAAATTATTATGATACTGTTTTAGGACATACTGTCTATGAAGATTTATATATAAGTCCTGGGTTCAATGGACCTATAACTGGAACTGCCGGGGGAAATCTTTTCCTTCAAACAAATATAAACGGATCGGCCGGTTATTTAATTTTGAATAATTATGTATGGCCAAATGGTGCATCTGCAAATGCGCAAGGGTATTATTTAGGAACACAGCAAGGTACCAGTATGTTAGAATTTTATCAATTCTATCTAGGTACGGTAAGTAGTGATACTTTAACAAATTCAGAATTAAACACTATGTTTCCAAATGCACAAATTGGACAAGGTGTTGTGGGTATTACTGTTATATATGAATGTGTAGCAACAAATACTTGGCTGACATTACAAAGTGCAAATGGTGGTACTGTTACTTCTATAGATGTTTCTGGAGGAACAACTGGATTAACAGCTTCGGGTGGACCAATTACATCTTCGGGTGTAATAACATTAGGTGGTGTGTTAGCAATATCCAGTGGTGGTACCGGACAAACTTCTGCAAATAGTTCATTTAATGCATTAGCACCATCTCAAACTGGTAATACTGGTTTATTCCTAACAACAGATGGGGCCAACACATCATGGACATTAATTCCTAATACAGGATTACAGAATAATTCAATTGATATAAACGTTGGGCAAGGTCTTGCAGGTGGCGGCACAGTTGCATTAGGTGGTAGTACCATAATAAATATTATTTCCCCATCGGCCGCCACTACAGCAATAAGTGGCACCATTAGTACAACTGAAACATATATTACTAATAATTCATTTGTAATTCAACAATATACGCCTGGTGAATCTTTTAGAATAACAATTTATGGAACATGTACCACGGCAGCCGCCGATACTGCTACATTTAATGTAAGATTAGGAACAAATGGTGATTTAACCGACACAGTTATATATAGTGGAGCACTTACCGCAACTGGTGCCGGCGGAAATATTCCTTTTAAGATTGAATTTATTTGTACTTTTATACAACCTAGTTCTAATTTAGTCGCAATGACTGCAGGTTCATATATGAATAGTAGTTCTACTGCTGGTATTGTGGCCCATACTGCAGGTGTTTTTAATCCAGCAAATAGTGGAACAATTATACCTGGTATTGACATCCTAGGAGTATCTTTTGTAACTTCTGCAAGTACAACATCAGCTATTTTTCAAAATTCTATTATTGAGACAATCAGATAATATATTTTATTGATGCTGATTTAAGATTAATTTTAATTTTTCTATAGCTTTTGAATTACAAAAACTTATCTTAGCGCCTTGATGCATGGGTTTAGGCCAATTTCCTAAGTCTATCCAACAGTAACCGGCGCTTTCTTTATTTAAGATGGGTACAAATTCGTCTTCGATAACGCAAACGAAACTATAATATTTGAAATGTTTGTCTTTACTTTGATAAATGTCAAAAGGGTAGATTCTAGTTATATCCGGAACAAACCCCATTTCTTCTTCTAATTCTCGCAATAATCCTTCCTTTGGTGTTTCGTTATTTTCTACCATACCGCCCCATAAAGACCAGCATAGTGAATGTGTCTTATATGGGGCTCGAAGATTTAAAAGAATTCTTTTAGTGACTGAGGAAATAAAAATTGTACCTACGCCAATTTTTTCATTCTGGGATGTTGTCATTTATTGTTTGAGAAGTCGGAGGACATGTATTAACAACTTCTTTGATCAAGTTATCAAGTCTCCAATATCCTGGGGCATATCTTCCGTAATAACTATATGCCCACTTACCGTCCTGAAACATATATTGGGAACCATTGCTGTTATTTACCACATAATTTGTACCAGTTGCATTTTTAGAATCAAAGACAACTTCCCATGCTGAACCATTATATTGAATAATATCATTTGGATATGCAACGATATTTGTACCCCATGGGCTGGTTGGTACTCCAGGAGGAAATGCAGGTTCATTATTATCCCTGTCCGGTGCAATCAATAAGTATCTTTGACCAGGAATAGCAATAGGTAATTCATGACCGGGAAACATTTCTACAGGATCAATAATTTCTGTAATAGGAAGCATTGTATCGGCCGGTAAGGTATCTGGATCTGGTGTATATAATAATACATTAGGTCTGGTAGGATCTTGTTCTATAGTTCCGATGACATTAAATTCTGTTACATCAAAATTGGTAGCAAATTTTAATTGAATATTTGTTATATTTGGTTCTATTTTTCCATATTTTTTGATTAATGTATCCCAACTAATTACAGGTAATACATTACTATAAGGATGTAATAAAGTAATTTCATCACCATTTACTCCCTTAGCAACCGAAATTTCGTAATCACCTATGGTAGTGATAATTTGAATAGGAGTATCAGTAAAGAAAGAAAATGGATCATAATATTCACTACCTAACTGTTTTTCTACAGAAGATAAATCATCGACAGCATAAATGTTATCAACAATTTCTGAAATTAATGAACTTCTCTTTACTTTGGCCGGAGGATTAATCCATACTGGTACTTTAAATCTTAAGCTGGCTACATCTCTTTGTATATCGCCACCCTGTGGTATTGAACGATTAGTCCAGGTTACATCTTCTAACCAAACTTCAAAAATACTTGTCCAATCAAAAATATTAGAATTTTGTTGAAGCATTAACGAAGGATTAAAAATCATCCAAATCTGTTCTAATAATTGTAATTTATTGGTTACATTTGTAGTCCATATATCAAGTTTAAAATATATATCATATGGCACAGGCATATAACGTTCTACTTGATATCTTATACCGGGTCCGGTTCCATATGTTTGAGTTTTAGTATCAAATTCTCTTTCAATACTTGATGCCGGCTGAACATACTGTGTGTCTTGTCTTCTGTTAGGTGCCATTTTTATACTATCGATGTAAACACTCATCATTGGCGATGGTAACAAAGTATTTTCGCTTTGTCCTTTTATCAATTGTGCAACCATATTAGATGGATCGCCATAGACAACCGGTACTCTGGTTAAAGAATACATACCATTTTCATCTGGTCCATTTCTTATTTTCAAACTTGAAAAGATTCTCATAAACTGAACAAGATATCGTCTTACCTGCCCATCATAAAAATAATCCATAATTATTCTCCTTAATTAGGTGGGCATGGGCTTGGTGGAGGTGGAGGAATTGGTTGTTCTCCGTTTGAATCAGAATAGCCTCCTGGTTGATTAATTGCCCTGCAATCGGCAATTTTGTCATGTGCAACCCTTTTTGTTTTCGTAGTTTTTTTTGCCTCTGCATATAAATCAACTTGTAATGGTATAACTTTACTAACTGCTTGTTTTTCCGGAATTACAGTACCATCTGGAAGAATAGTATCATTATTGTTATCAATAAATGTATCGAGCACCTTGTTGTAAGCTGTCCATGTTCTCATAAGATTTTCTTCTATATACCTGTAAGAATTTCCTTGTTTTTGAAAAAGACGATCGGGATAATAATCTGTTCTTAAATAATAATCTCCGTCTTGCATGTTAGTAGGAAATTGAGTTCCTATGCCCACCAATGGAGCACCATTAGGGGGAATAGAAGTACCACTCATGTAATTCACACCAAGGACAGGATAGCCACTATCATTGACATAGATATATAAATTTGCACTTTGGAAAAATACAGGGTCGAAGTAAACATTTCCTTCAGCTTCTTTAACAATACCATCAGTAATTCCAAGGAATTCACAGAATAAATCTAATGTATTTGTTATATTAGAATTAGAACCTGTACCAGGTTGGCCATTTGCACCTGCCTCAGCAAATCCTGGCGGCATTATTCCTATGCCTTCGCCAACACCACCGGCAGTTTGACCTGTAGAATTTTGGTCAATAATTGGCTGGAATTCTGGGCTTGCCGTGATAAGTTTAGCACGAACTAACCAAACATGAGGAAACCATTTTGGACCATATCCGGATGCTGCCCATAAAGCATCTTGAACAACATAAAATCTGTTTATTCCGGTAGCATTTTCAAATACTGGAGTATCTCTCATATTTGGGAATTCTAAAACATCGCCAGCAACTAATCTGCGACCTAAAATATCGAACATGTCTTGATAATGAAAAAATATTCTTATAGTATCAGAACTAAGAAAAATACCAAATTGACTTAAATCATAGTTGACGTCTGTCGGTTGATAGTGCCCACGTAACTCGAATACATTAGGGTCATATTTTCTATTAATATTGGTTAAAAAAAGGACGTCTTGTATTGTTGTAAGATCTGTGTTAGTATTACCCTGAGAGTCAGTCGTAGGGCCCAAATATAAGTGTACCAACACACCGTTCCCAGCCATACGCATGTTTTCGCTAATGGCTTTATCTATCCAATTAAAATCGTTACCCTTTACAGGATTCCATGCAGTAATGCGGGGCATATCTTTTCTCCATTTTAACTATTTATCAGTTTTCTAGGCATAAAATAATGAATATATTTGTATTAGATTTAGATCCAAAATTAGCAGCACAAATGCACACCAATCGTCATGTTGTAAAAATGATAACTGAGACTGCACAAATTCTGAGTGCAGTTTTATTATTAAATGGGCAGAATGCAACATATAAATTAACACATAAAAATCATCCGTGTACAATTTGGGCAAGAGAATCTTTATCAAATTGGATGTGGTTAAGAGAATTAGGATTAGCCTTACATGACGAATATAAATTTCGCTATGGTGATTTTAAAGAACATAAGGCTGCGCTTGAAATAGAAAAATTAGAAATACCAACGATTTTTGATAAAGGCTTAACTCCTTTTGCACTGGCTATGCCAGATGAATATAAAACAGACGATCCAGTAGAATCGTATAGAAATTATTATTTAGGAGCCAAAACTCATTTATTTGAATTTGGCAATCGTGGAGCACCTATTTGGATAGAAGGAATATAATGTCGTATTTTTCAGTACCAATTAGTAATAAGCCAAGAAAAATTTCAAAGAAAAAGAAAGAAGAATTAGCTGAACAAAAAAGAATTCAGGCTAAAGTAGTAAAAGAAAGAAAAAATTATTGGAAAAATGCATCGCCGTTAAAGTATTCTCTTCCAGTTATCGAAGATCGAAATAAAAATTCGAATGTACACTATGGTGCTACTGCAACCCCAATAAAAGAGGAAGTTATAGAAGTCGAATACAATGAAGAGATGATTAAAAGAGAAAAAATTGCTAGAGAATATAGCAAAGAATTAAAGAAAAGAACAGCACCTTTATATAATAAGGGTGCATATCAATATATCGGAAACGATCCAGAAGTAATAAAAAATTTGGGTAAAAAAGTTTAGTTTTTAACCGCTAGACAAATATCAAAAATTATTGTACATTATAGGTGTGCTGTTAATTAAAGACCAATAGCACATTTTTCAACTAAAATGAAAGGTTGAAGAATCATGAAATTTAATTAAATTTGATATACTTTTTAAGTAGGTACCGCATTAAGGACCGCCACTGAAGTAGCCGAGACCTGCTTCATGCTTTATAGATTAGTAGTTCGAATACAAGGGATGTCCGGATTTTAAGTATTCACAAGAGTTGTAAATTTTATATTCATAGTAATGTAGTAAAGGAAAAGGCACTTTTTAGTGCCTTTTTTCTTGACCAAAATTTCTGTAATAGAAAACATACCAAATTATGATAAATACTCATAATTGGTATAAATTATTGAATTTTGGAGATTAATATGAGTGTAATTGTTACAGGAAATATTGTATTAGGTTCGCCTATTGGTACACCGACAAATCTTTATTTAGAAGATTTAAAAGATGTCGATGTTACCTCTCCCTTGACTGGGCAATATTTAAGGTATAATGGTAGTATTTCCGAATGGCAAAATGCATTTGTGAATGCCGATGTATTTACTTATTTGAATACAAGCATGACTGCCAGCAACGGCATTACATTAACTCCAAATTCTGGATCATTAACCTTTGCATTTGGATTGACTCCTGGTATTGTAACTCCGGGAACCTATAAGAGTATAACAGTTGATACTTATGGCAGAGTTACAACAGGCACTAATCCAACAACATTAGCTGGTTATGGTATTACTGATGCATTAAATATTGCCGGTGGTGAAATGTTAGGATCAATAACATTTCCTGGTACATCCGGAATAACTGTATCTGGATTACCTACTCCAACCGGTCCAACAGATGGTGTAAATAAACTTTATGCTGATAACCTATTAAATCCTTTTTCTTGGAAACAATCCGTTCAAGCAGCGACAACAGTAAATATAACTCTTTCAGGCACACAAGTTATTGATGGTTATTCTGCAAATATTGGCGATAGAATTTTAGTCAAAAACCAAACAAATCAAACTCAAAATGGTATTTACATTGTTCAGTCTGGTGCATGGATATTAGCAAATGATTCTTCTTTAGGCTCTGATTTAGTCGGCGCAGTAGTTTTGGTTGGTAGAGGAACAACACAATTTGGAACATTATGGTCACAAACAACACCGGCCCCAATTACTTTAGGTACATCAAACATTGTTTGGCAAGAATTTCAGACAGGTGTAACATATAGTGCCGGTCTTGGTTTACAATTAATAGGAACAACATTTTCGAATACCGGTGTATTATCCGCAATTGCTGGAACTGGTATTGGCTTATCTAATTCTACGGGTAACATAACATTTTCGAATACCGGTGTAACATCGGCAATCGCCGGTTCAAATATTTCTATATCATCGGCCACCGGTGCCGTTACCATTTCTGTAACAGGTACAGTACCTACATCTACAAATATTGCCGGCGGTGCCACAAATGAAATACCGTATCAGAGTGCTGCATCTACCACTACATTTAATTCAAATTTCACTTATAATAATAGTACCGGTATATTAACAATCGGTGGAAATGAAATAACACTAGCAGGTAATTTAACAACGTCTGGTGCATTTGCAACCACATTAAACACTATTGGTACTACATCGGTAACTTTACCTACCAATGGTACTTTACTAAGTACAACATCATCAGCTGGCAGTTTCCCAATATTAAATCAAAATACAACCGGAAACGCCGCTACTGCAACTGTATCGACTACTTCGGCAATTACTAATTCTTCATCAACGAATAGTAATTTCTATATACCATTTGTTTCTAATTATGCAACTGGTGATTATGGACTTAATTCTGCCACAGATCTTTATTTTAATCCATTTACTGGTAATTTTACTGCAACCGTTTTAAATGGTGTATTAAATTCGGCACAAATTAATATGACTGGGCCTGTTTTCTTTAATACAGGATTAGTTACAGCCACTGGAACAAATCAGGGAAGCGCAGCAATTATTTCTACAGATATTTCTGTTGTTAATTTAGGTACTGGTGGAGTAATATTACCTACATTATCTGCAACCGGTAGAAAAATAAGTATTACCAATCAAACAGCATCACCTATTAATGTATATCCAGCATCGGGCGCATCAATTGAAAACTTGGCAATAAATATTCCGGTCTCTTTACCTCCGGATGCTACTATTTCTTTATTTGCAACCTCTACAGGTAATTGGTGGACATCACAACCGGTGTATAATGCAGGTACAGGTATAGCAATTACACAATCTGCCAATGGTACAGTTACATGGTCTAATACTGGAGCTCCTGCTACAAGTGGTACATCGATCTTATCTGGCAATGGGTCTGGTGGATTTAGTAATGTAACTGTTGGAAGTGGATTAACATTTTCTGGAGGAACTTTATCTGCCATTGCGGGCGGATCGGTAACTTCTGTATCGGTAACTTCGGCAAATGGATTTAATGGTACAGTTGCAACAGCAACCACAACGCCTGCAATTACATTATCTACAACTGTCACTGGTTTATTAAAAGGTAATGGCACAGCACTTTTGGCCGCGGTTTCTGGAACAGATTATGCTCCTGCTACAAGTGGAATATCTCTTCTTTATGGCGATGGATTGGGAGGTTTTTCAAATGCAACAATTGGTTCTGGATTAACATTTTCCAGTGGTACATTAAGTTCATCTGGAGGTACAGTTACTTCGACTTCTGTTGTAACAGCAAATGGATTTGCTGGAACAGTTGCAACAGCAACCACAACACCTGCAATCACATTATCTACTACTATTACTGGTTTATTAAAGGGAAATAGCACAGCAATTTCGGCTGCCGTTTCCGGAACAGATTATAGTACTGGAACATCTTCTTTAGCTACAGGTCTTCTTAAATCCACAACAGGAACAGGTGTGTTAAGCATTGCTTCTTCTGGAACAGATTACGCTCCAGCAACAAGCGGAACATCGATTTTATATGGTAATGGATCTGGTGGATTTAGCAATGTAACTGTTGGAAGCGGGTTAACATTTTCTAGTGGTACATTGAGTGCAGCCGGATCTGGTGGTACAGTTACTTCGGTTTCTGTTGTATCAGCAAATGGATTCGCTGGAACAGTTGCAACAGCAACCACTACACCAGCCATCACAGTTACAACATCTGTTACTGGTATTCTAAAAGGAAACGGCACTTCGCTATCGGCTGCATCAAGCGGAACAGATTATAGTGCTGGAACATCTTCTTTAGCTACAGGGCTCCTTAAATCCACAACAGGAACTGGTGTATTAAGTGTCGCTGTCTCCGGAACAGATTATGCTCCTGCTACAAGTGGAACTTCCATTTTATATGGAAATGGTACCGGTGGATTTAGTAATGTAACAATTGGATCCGGATTAGCATTTTCTAGCGGTACATTGAGTGCAACTGGCGGTACATTTACTTTATCAAGTGGATCTAGTGTTTCTGGATCCTCAAGCAGTGCTATTACTTTTGAGATAAATGGTACTAATACTAATGCTACAATGATACAGGTAGCATCTGATGCAACAATTCCATCTAGTGCTACAACAGAAGTTGATTATTACAGAAGTGTTGCTTCAACTACTGCATCTTCATTTACATTACCAACATTAATACATTATGATGCTCGTCAAGGAACATTTGGTGTTGGATCAGCTGTAACATCTCAATATGGATTTTATGCAGATAGCACAATTGCTTCTGCATCAAATAATTATGGTTTTTATGGAAATATTACTGCATCTGCAAATAATTGGAATTTGTATATGCCGGGTGGTGCTCATAATTACTTAGCCGGTAATTTATTAGTAGGTACTACAATTGATAACGGAACGGATAATCTACAGGTAAATGGAACAATTTTAGCAACCGGTGTATTGAAGACTAACGGATCGATTCTTACATTAGCAGGTAATTTAACAACATCTGGTGCATTTGCAACAACATTAACTGCTACTGGTACTACATCGGTAACTTTACCTACTAGCGGAACTTTGTTAAGCACAACCTCTTCAGCAGGTAGTTTCCCAATATTAAATCAGAACACAACTGGAAATGCCGCAACTTCTACCACAACAAGTAATATTTCGTTGGCAACCACAAGTGCGAATGCAACTTACTATATTCCATTTGGGAATGCATCGTCTGGAAGTAGCGTACCATTAAATACAGATACTCTATTAACATTTAATCCTAATACAAATGTATTATCGGCACCTACATTTAGCGGAGCATTATCTAGTTCTGTTACAGGTACTACTCAACCTTATACTGATAATTCAACCAAACTTGCGACCACTGCATTTAATTTAACTTTATTGAATGCAAGTATGTCAACAGTGCCATTAAATGGAATTACCGGAGGTACTTATAATTTTGCCACCCTTGGGTCTGGATTAACATTTACATATCATACTAATTCAGGTGCAATCGATAGCATTGGTTCTGTAACTGCAGGAGGAAGTGGATATGCTGTTGGCGATTTAATAAATGCAGTTGGTACTTCTAATGGTAATCAAGATGCTATTCTTCGAGTTACTACAGTAAGTGGTACCGCTGTAACTGGTTTGAGTATTTTATATGGAGGTACCGGTTATACTGGTACAAGTAGTGCTGGTGCTGGTGCTACATATGATACTACATTAGCAACCACTTACACTTTAACAGGGACACTTACAAGCAACGCCACTTTTATAGTACCTGCAGGTACTAGATTATTTAATTCTAATCAATGGATAGTAAATAATAATACAACTGGTGCATTTACTTTGTCTTGGTTCTTGAGTAATGGATCAGGCGGAACAACTGGTAGCGGGGTTGTAATATTACAAGGAACTAATAATTCGACTGCTTCATATGTTCAAACCGATGGTGTAACTGACGTATGGTCGACCACACATTTATTGCCAAGCGCCACAACTTCTCAATTATTTGGCGGAACAGGTTCTGCTGGTTCTGCTTCTGTTGTTTCTGTAGGTACCGGTTTAACATTAACAGGCGGAACATTATCATTATCGAGCTCTGCCGCAGTTTCTTGGTCAAATTTAACTGCACCGACAACAAATAACTCTGTTACTGCTACAGTTGATACTTCGCAGACACTGCTTGGTCATTTTGATACTTCGGCCGGTACTCATGTTTCACTGCTTGCATTAGGAGAAGATGTAGCATCAACTAAAGGATCTAGTCCAGGTAATTATGCTTCTATATTGCAGATTTCTAATTTGGCTAGTTCCACTGCATCACCATTGGTTGTCAATAACTTAGGACAGTCTTTAAATGCACCAACTTTTAGAATTACAAATTTGGGTGCTGTTCTTTTTAACCTACCTTCCAATACTCTAACTGGAACTACCGGATCTGCATTTTCAGTAACAACCGGCGGTGGTAATGCATCTAACGTCGGTGGTTCGTTTGTTGTTTCGACTGGTGGCGCATCTGGAGGTGGATCTGGATCTGTCTTATTCACTGTTGGCAATGATTCTGCTGCCGGGGCAGCCGGCGCAATAAGCTTTACTGGTGGAACTTCAGTAGGTGGTGGTGGTAGTGCTATCTCTCTTATAGCTGGTAACGATACCGCTGGTGGTGCAGGTGGTAGCATTACAGCTACAGCCGGTAGCTCAGCAAGTGGAACTCCTGGATCCATATCTCTTTCTACTTCTAGTAACTCTACTAATACCACCGGAACGATTACCATTGGGACCGGTGCCAACACTGGAACGGGCGCTAATGGTTCGGGAAGTCTTACTATTAGTACCGGTAATACTGCCGGTACATTAGCCTCTGGAAATATTAATATTACTGCAGGTAACAATAATCAAGTAACTTCTGGTGGTAATGGTGGTAATATCATACTTACTCCTGGTACATCTACCTCGGGTACAGCTGGTACAATTCAGTTTGCAGGAGTAACAACTACAGCTAATCAGATGAAATCAACATTAGCTACTGGTACTGCACCATTTGTAGTTGCATCTACTACGCAGGTAGCCAACCTTAATGCTGCAACAGCCGGATTAGCAACAACAGCTACTAATATCGCAGGCGGTGCCGCCGGATCGATACCATACCAAACTGGATCTGGTGCAACATCATTATTGGCTACTGGATCTGGGGTATTAGTGGGCGGCACAACTCCATCGTATTCAACCGCACCAATATTAACTGGCACTAACTTTACTGGCATTCCAAATGGTGCTCTTACTAACAGCAGTATCACCATTGGATCAACCAACATTGCTCTTGGTGCTACAACAGCATCACTTGCCGGATTGACATCTGTTGCTTCTGGTACACTTGCACTTTCAGCAACAATTACTTCTTCGTCTTCTACCGGAGCACTTTCTTATGGTACTCTTGGTTATTCTGATACTAATATATTTGAAAGTTTACAGACAAATGTAAATGGATATGCACAATTAATTATTCAAAATACAAATTCTGGAACTGCTGCATCTGCCGATATAATTGTTTCAAATAATAATGGTACTGCAACTACCAATTATGGTAATTTTGGTATTAATTCGTCTGGATTTACTGGTACCGGTAGCTATGGCTTGGCTAATGCAACCTACTTGTCAGCAACAACAGGTGATCTGTCAATAGGTACAACAACTGCTAATAGTATTCATCTATTTGTGAATACAGCTACTACTGATTCGATTACAATAGATGGTACTACAGGAAATATAACTTTATTTGGCTTAACCGATGCACAAAATGGTACTACATCGGGAAGTAATGTATCTATAACAAGTGGCGGCGGAACTACAAGCACTAACACAAGTGGTACTGTAAGTATTTCAAGTGGTAATTCATCTTCTGGAAAGGCAGGAAGTGTCACATTGGCACTAGGAACCTCGAATGTTACTGGTGCAATAAATATTCTTACTCTTACAGGTAGTAACAATAGCAGTACCGGCTCAGGTCAAGGTGGTAAAATTAATATTACTTCGGGTTCTGCAGCAGGCACTGCAACTGCTGGTGATCTTAATTTAACTGCTGGTGCAAATAGTTCTTCAGGTACGGGCGGTACTGTTAATCTTTCTTCTGGTTCTAGCACCAGTGGTTCGGGTGGTAATGTAAATATTTTTTCAGGTAACACAAATATACCTGGTTACGTGCAAATCAACGTAGGTAATTCGAATCAGAACAGTGCTCCACAAGTTGTGCAGATCAATGGTTCCAACAACAGCAACACTGGAACAAGCGCAGCCGGTGGCGAAGTTGACATATATGGTGGTGCTTCTGCTAGTACATCAGCCGCCGGTGGTATAGTTCGCATTATCGGCGGTAATACATCAACTGCTGCTGCTGGCGGTGCGGTTATAATAACTGGAGGACAATCAACCACAGGTACAGGTGGTGGCATCCAGATAACTTCGGGTAACAGCTTCACTTCTGGAGGGAATTCTGGTTCTGTAACCATACAGTCTAATTCAGCAGCATCTGGTGCAAATTCTGGCGTCGTCGCTTTAGCTTCAGGCTCTGTTAGTGGTGGGGGTACATCAGGTAACGTTTCGTTGGTCTCAGGTGACAGCACGAGTGCTAGTGGCTCTGGTACCTTGCTGCTAAAAACTGGTACGGCGCAAACTACCTTTACTTCGGGCACCATAACTATCCAGACTGGTGGCAACTCGGCAGGCAGCACAGGTACCTCAGGTTCAATAACGTTGCAAACAGGCGCCACGACTTCTTCTACTGCTACAGGCCAGCTTAACATTGGCACAGGTAATAACAGCGGTACAGGTAATGTTGGTAGCGTCAACATAACAGTGGGTACTTGCAGCACTACATCTACTCCCGCAGGTTTGTTCCTTACAGGTTCAAACAATAGCAGCTCAACTTCTGGCAGTGGTGGTAGCATAACAATGACTGCAGGTTCTGCTGCTGGTACACAGAATGGCGGTAGTGTTACTATAGCGGGTGGCGCAAACTCACAAGCAAGCTCAGGTGGTAACGGTGGTAACGTTACAATCAATGGTGGTAACAGTACGTCAGGCACTACAGGTCAAGTGAACATTGGCGCAAGCAATACGTCCAGTGTCACTATATCTGGTACGACAAGCACTACGCTGACATCACCTAACTCGTCTACAGCTACGACAGGTACATCGGCACTTAAAACAGGCAATGGTACTACTCAGAGTAGTGGTGCAATCACTATACAGTCTGGTACTGCGACAGGTTCAGGAAAATCAACTGGTAACATTGTAATTGATGTGGGTGCAGGTACATCTTCAGCAACGAATGGTACAGTTGGTTTAGGAACTACTAATGCAACTTCAGTTAGTATTGGTAATACTACCAATACTACTACTGTTGCATTGAATACAGCACCAAGTGCCACTACATCGGCACCGGTTACTATTAATGGTGGCAATGTTGAATATGTATTAGCACAGACCGGAATTACATTTGTCGTACCATCAAGTGGTACAATGGGTAATAATGGTGCATTATCTGCTATTACTGCATTGCAGACAACATTTAGTGGTGGTGCTTATTTCTGGTTCCCGACTAATGCTATTTCATCGGGTTCGACTGCGGGTTGGTATTGGACTGTTATGAGTAGCACTACAGCAGGAACAGTATATAATTCAACTTATACATCTGGTGTTCCAGTTACCGGAACAACAACTGCATTTGCAACTACTGGACCCGGTGCATACACACAACAGACTACTGTAATAAACGGACCGACCATTAGTGTCCCGGCTAATGTAATGGGTAAGAATGGTAGATTTGAGTTTAATATATTGGGTGCAAATAATAATACTGCCAATAATAAAACTTATGCAATGACTTTCGGTGGCACAAGTTTCTGGCAATTTGTTCCGACAACCACAACTGCTTCATCTTTTAGATTTGGTGTAGCCAATAAGAATAGTTTATCAAGTAATGTTGGTTTTCCAGGATCATCTTCGAGTGGTTTTGGCGGGGTTTCTGCAACATTAACATATGGAACAATTAATACTGGCTCTGCACAGAATGCTATCCTAACCATGCAGCTTGCAACAGCAACAGATTATATATTGTTAGATAATTTTATATTAAAAATGATTCCAGGTTAATAATATTAGCGGTATTTTGCCGCTAATATTATGGTATAAAATAAAAATTCATAAATATTATTAGAAATCAATTATTTTCAATTGATTATTGAATTTTTACATAAATTATAGGTATTGAAAAGGAGCCCTTTTAAAGCTTAACCATTACAATTCAGGTTGACACCTCACTAATTTTATGTAATACTAGATACTGTAATTTATACGCATTAGGGAATTTATTTAAACCGTGCAACTCCACGAAAGCAGTTGACGCGTCACTAAATTGCTGTATATAATAGCATTACATTTTTGCAAAGAGATAAATAACTTTGTAAGCGTCATCCGGTTGACAGATGATAAATAAAACTGTACAATGTGTACATTAACTTTTTAAGAGTAATAAATTTTTATGAAACACGTAACCAATAAATCAACAGAGACTATTATCTCTTGCTTACAAGAGCAAGCGAATGTCTTTGGACGAGATTATTGGACAAATAGTATTCATAATCCCGCAATGGCTTCCTTTTATAAGGGTTCTAGTATCGAATAACGACACTAGTAAATTTATAAAAGGAAGCCGCCCAAAACGAGGCGGCTTTTTTATTGTCTAAAATGACAATATTTGTATCTTTAACAATTTGGAGAATTTTTCTTAATGTCGGCACTATAGTAAGGTGCAAACCCCAATATAGTGCCGACAATAAGTTTTAAATGATTTAGGTGTGGCCTTAGTGTAATGGAAGCACCCGACATTGTGACTGTCTTAGTATGAGTTCGAACCTCATAGGTCACCCCTAAGTCATTTAATAATATGGGCCAACCTTATATGGTCCAAATGGATAATAAGGTGTTCTATAATTATTGTAATATATTTCTTGACCAAGTGGATAACTGGTTGGATAGGTATATTCATAATAGTTGTAAATACCAGTTCTTCCACAATACGGAAATGGTGCAGAAACATTTGATATAGATGGATAATAATCAACTGGATTTGAGACTGCAGGTGGATTTGGTATAACATAAGGATAATAAGGATTTGTGCTCATTGTACACTCCAGTAATATTATATATGATTGAAATCATATATAATATTTATTGAAATGCGTGTTTAGTTTAATGGTAAAATTACTGGTTGCCATCCAGTAGACAGGAGTTCGATTCTCCTAACCCGCACCAAATGATTGTTGACTTATTTTGCAACACTATATATAATATGTATGTTGCATAAATTTTTAATATTCCGTTAGACTTCCGTGAGGTCACCTGGCTTTCAACCAGTTTAGGCGGGTTAGACTCCCGTACGGAATACCAAACACATTAACCGTGAAAGGCACACAATGAAGAACTATATCGGTATTAGTCGAGACCATAGTGGTTCGATGGCTACAATTGCTCGTCCTGCTGCCCGCGATTACAACGATAACATCGCTGCAATCCAGGAAGCCGCAACAGCAAATAACCAGGACACTATTGTCAGTGTCGTGAAATGCGGTGCAGGCCGTCCGGCATCGGTTGTACGCGAGGTAGTTAACTCGAATGTGCATGTTTTAAAGCCAATTGTCGAAAGCATGTATTTGGCTGACGGTAATTCGACTCCGCTGTTTGATAGCGTTGGCGAATTGATTGAGTTGCTGCAAGACGTTCCTGATGCCGATGATCCGGATGTTTCTTTCTTGATCATGGTGATCACCGATGGCGAAGAAAATTCTTCTCGCAAGTGGTCCGGCGCCTCCCTGGCGAAAAAGATCAAGGAATTGCAAGCAACCGATCGCTGGACATTTGTTTTTCGTGTTCCGCGTGGAGCAGCACGAAGCTTGGCAGCGTTTGGTATCCCAGCCGGTAATATTTTGGAATGGGATCAAACCGAACGTGGTGTTCAAGCAGCTTCGGTTGCAACCAGAGCTGCATTTGGTGAGTTTTATAAGAGCCGTGGCGCTGGTGCTAAGAGCACAGATAAGTTCTATGCGAACTTGAATACTACGACATTGAAGGAAGTCAAAGCAGCATTAGTTGATATTTCTTCAGAAGTTAGTATTTGGCCGGTGTTAACAACGGAAAAGAGTTATGAAATTCGTCCGTTTGTCGAAAAGCGCCTGGGTGGTACAGCAATGAAGAAAGGTGCTGCATTTTATCAGCTGACCAAGACCGAAACTGTTCAGGAATACAAGCAGGTATGTATCCGTGATAAGAAGAAGGGCATGGTTTACAGTGGCGAAGCAGCCCGTGACTTGCTTGGTTTGCCACATTATGGTGAAATCAAATTGGCACCGGGTAACCATGGCAATTATGATATCTTTATTCAATCGACTTCCGTTAATCGTAAGCTGGTTGAAGGTACTAGCTTGCTGTACTGGCCGAATACATCGGTTGTGAAGTAATTATAGTGGGGAGAAATCCCCACTACATGAAGAAGAAATTCCTCATATGCGGGAATAGTTTAATGGTAGAACGGGTAAAAAAGGTTTTTCTGTAAAGAAAACGTTCAGCATTTATTATTCCATTACAAGGACCTAATGCGGTGTTCGAATCCCGCTTCCCGCACCAAAGAATAGTATAAATATGAGTATTAAATACTCATATATTTAAGTATATGGAAGACTACATGGCCGGGGCGCCATCGGGGATTGCTAATCCTTCGGACTTCGTAAGAGGTTGGGAATCGTGCTCTCAGTCTTCCGCCAAAGTTTTCGGGGTGTAATGTCAATCTGGTAGACGGCCTGATCTGGAGTCAGGAGGCTGTTGGTTCGAATCCAATCTCCCCGACCAAAATAATGAAGTAATTAAAATCGGAGTGTAGCGCAGCCCGGTAGCGCACCTGCTTTGGGAGCAAGGGGTCCAAGGTTCGAATCCTTGTACTCCGACCAAGAATAAATTCGGAATGTAGGCTAGTCTGGTTAAGTCGCTACGTTTGGGGCGTAGAAACCGTGTGTTCGAATCACACCATTCCGACCAAGAATAATAAAAATAGGTGTAAAATGGATGCTGATTTTAGAAAAAAGTTTTTAACTGATACAGATCATACTGGAAGATTTATTGTAACATCAAAAAGAACCAGTAAAACTTATGCAGTTGAACCCATCGATAACGGTGTTAGGACTGAATGGGGTTCGATAGATCCTGCATCTAAACAGATGATGAATAAAAAAGGTCACGATAAGTATCGTGGTGCAATTGATGAAGAAGATAGTCTTATAACCGAAGAAAACGGATTTAAGAATATTACAACTCTTGAACCGGGTATGAGTCCACATGCATATATTGAGTATTTGGATTCAAAATATCCTACAATTGAATAAAGAATTTTGGGGACAGTAATGATTTACGACGGTGCCTTGCAAGTATCGTGTCTAGAAGGGTTTGATTCCCTCGGTCTCCACCAGAATTAAAAGTTACGGGGAAGATACTCTAAGGTAGAGTGTCATTCTGTTAAGAATGGATACAGCAAAATCTAACTAGTTGGTTCGATTCCAATTTTCCCCACCAAGCTATGGGGCTGTACTGGAGTTCCTATGTATTATACTCCGCAGTTCCACCAAGTTTTGAGATAAGCCTGGTTGAAGCGGGCATAGACGTTGCCTCGATGGTGAAACGCTGGTTCAATTCCACGGACGTTGCTTCAATTATCTCAAATTTAATTATGCCGCTTTAGCTGATATGGTTATAGCAGACGCCTGAAGAGCGTATGAACTCGGTTCGATTCCGGGAGGCGGTACCAGGATTTATAAAAGGAAAATAATGAAAAAGATTCTTGCAGTTTTAGCATTATGTCTTGGAATTTCAAATGTTGCTAATGCAGATACATGGTATGTAAATGGTGTTCTGTACGGTAATGTTTGTAGAAGCGGAATTTATTATACAGTTTATCCATATAGTGCAGCACAACCAGTTGGTACTAGCTGCCCAATCAGAAATGGTTACGGATATATTGTTGGATATGGGTTTGTTTCTAACGAATAAGATTATGCCTGGAGAGCGCAGCTGGTGACGCCATCATTCTTACAAAGTGAAATCGCAGAGTTCGATTCTCTGTCCAGGTACCAAATATAATCAATTATAACAGACTATTAGTTCGCTATGTAATAAATACATAAAATGGGGCTAATATGTTCAAAAATAGTAAGAAGCAAGGTGATGCTGGACTAGGTCAGGCTATAGCATATTTTACATTAAAAGGTTATGATGTTGCATTGCCATTAACTGATAGTGCAGATTGGGACTTAATAGTAGAAATTAATAATGAATTAAAAAGAGTTCAGGTTAAAAGTTCAATTCAGGTAAGTAAATCTGGAATAATGAAATTTAATGCAGATGTTAAAGGTGGTAATAAAAGTGGTTCAACATTACCAAAGACTATCGATCAACAGCAATGGGATTTAATTTTTCTCCATCATTTAATAACAGGAAAACAAGCATTAATTCCAAAAGAAAAATTAACAACAAAAGGTCAGATAAACATTGGCGGTAAAAAATATAATGAATTTTTAATAAATTAATATGGATATGCGGTAACGCGGGAGAGTTACTCGTGATTGTAAATCACGCGCTCAAAGCTTAGTAGGTTCGAATCCTACCATATCCACCAGATTTAAAAATGAGGTTCTTTCCCACAGGTTGTCTGTAAAACAATTGTCATTAATCAAGTGGGTGGTTGACGGGGAGTTCGATTCTCTGGGATCTCACCAAAAAATAATTATGCATTTCATAATTGATCCATCTTATCTTTGCAGTGTGACTATTCGAGAATCTGGCAGTATATTTGCTGGTAAGAAAAAGTTAACTGACGAAGAATTAATAAGAGTTCTAAAAGGAACAGATCGATGGGAATCAATTAGAGATGACGATCATCCTGAGTTTAAAAAACTTAGAAACCAATTAGAGGCAGAAGGATTTATAAAGACTGAGCGCAGTTGGTGGAATGGTGATTATGTTTTAAAAGAATTTACAGTTAACGGTGCAATTTTCAAAAAAGATGAAAAATTTTATAGCGGTGCTGCTATAAAATGGACCGTTGATAGGAAGTTAAAGGATCAGAAGGAAATGGGATCGTAGCTCAGAGGAAGAGCAGCGGACTTTTAATCCGTTGGTCGGGATTTCAAAATTCCCCGGTCCTACCAGAATTATGGGGTTGTAGTGTAACGGTAACACAGCGGTCTTTTAAACCGTCAATCGAGAGTTCGAATCTCTCCGGCCCTACCAGATTTTTTAAAGTTTTCTTATTTGTGAAGCATTATTCTTATAGATAATAAATTCTTACTATTAATTTATTATAGAGGAATAAGAGCGAGTATATTTTATTATATTAATGAAAATATAATTCTAAATTATCTACAATATCAAATAAGGTTTTTTGGGAGTGTAATTCAATGGCAGAATAGTAGGCTCTTAACCTATCTATCAGAGTTCGATTCTCTGTACTCCTACCATATAATTCTTTATTAATAAATAACCAATTAGTAAAGAAAATTAATAAGAAAAATATGACTAATTTAATTGGTAAGCGTGGCCCACAGACTATAGAAGAAAAAGAATCAAGACGTATAAAGACACAAGCACTAAGACTTAATAGGTATTTGAATACACCCTTTGATCAATTAGGGCCAGAAAATAGAAAACGTCGGATTTTAGAAGAACAACAAGGTAAATGCAACCATTGCGGAATTTTTGAATGGAATAATAAGCAATTAACATTAGAATTAGAACATATAGATGGAAATACTCAAAATAATGAGAGAACAAATTTAGAATGTATTTGTCCAAATTGTCATTCTCAAACTTCTACATGGCGCGGAAGGAATAACAAAGGTAGATATGTTTCTGATGAATTATTATTAAAAACAATTGAAACTCACAAAACAGTTTCAGAAGCATTAAGGAGCCTTGGATTACCAGATAAGGGTACAAGCCATACAAGAGCTACAAAATTAGTAGAAAAGAATAAGTTATGATAAGTTTTTAGGGCTATTCAGGAGATTATAGACGGGTTCGATTCCCGTTAGGTCCACCAAAAACGCTTTCAGCAAAAGACGGATAGTGAAGAATCCGCAGCCGTGTTATCCGAAAGGACTTTGCGTTACTTTAAAGCGTTTCTGATGGGCTTACTCTGGGAGTGCCGACGGGCAGAGGAGGGTTCAATTCCCCCATAGTCCACCAAATTTGATTGTGAAATTGGTATAGGAACATGCGAAAGCCATCTGTTCCGTTAGTTAGTTCGATTCTAACCACGATCATTTAGATTTAGATTAATTCCCCGGTACTCTAATGGTAAGAGACTAAATAATGATAAGCGGAGCTTATCATATGAATTATAAAGGTACTAAAGATAAAATTTATTCTTGTAAAAATTGCAAAATAGAATTTTTACATAAGGGTGGGGCAAATAAGAATAATTATTGTAGTAAATCTTGTTGCGCAGAATTTCTTAGGTTAGAAAAAGAAGAGAAATATTATAATGCATGGATTGCTGGGACTTTAGAAAATTTAGTAAAAAATCCTAGGTCTATAATAAAAAAATTCGTTGAAAAACGAGACGGTAGAAAATGTAATAGTTGCGGATTAATTGAATGGTTAGGTAAGCCAATTACACTATGGTGCGACCATATCGATGGTAATGCAACTAATAATCAGCCATCAAATTTTAGATTAGTGTGTCCAAATTGTGATAGTCAATCTGCAACATTTGGTGCTAAGAATTATGGTAAAGGACGTAAATCACGTGGTTTACCACAGTACGGTTAGATCCGCGAAACCCGAGCATGGTGCATGGGCTTGACTGTTAATCAATGGTTAGGTGAGTTCGATCCTCACACGCGGAGCCAAAATTTTAATTTCTAATTTAATTAGGAAGAGTATGAATATAAAAGATATGGTAAAAGATGGGCAAAAGGTGAAGTTTGAATTTTATTCAAAAGGAAACCTTTGGTATATTACAGAAACTGGATTTCAATTCCCGGTTCCTATAGAAGATACTGGTGATGCCACTTTTATGAATGAAGATAAAGCAATGTTGTTTATGAGATACATTCGTAAACATGTTGATATGATTGAAAAAGCAAGAAAAGAATAATGGATCTGTAGCTCATGTGGAAGAGCACTTGATTGTCGATCAATAGGCAGCGGGTTCGAACCCCGTCAGGTCCGCCAGTTTTATGTCCATGTGCCAGAATGATAATTGGCCTCGTCTGCAAAACGATGGAATCGTGAGTTTGATTCTCACCATGGACTCCAGTTATGCCCCTGTTCTATCTCTAATTTTTATGTCAAGAACAAAAGGGGCACCAGATTTAAAGGATGCATTCAGCAAATAAAATTTCTATTGGAAAGAGAAAAACAAGCGCATCCTGTTTTGATTTTAGTCAGGTAATCTAAACCGGTCTATAGGGAGTATAGAATGACTAACCGCTGTGGAGGCATTAACAGTATAGAGTAATTATGAAGGGCGGCATCCTAACATAATGAATACCTTGGCATACTCGATGAATACCTTGCCTTAGTTGAGTACGGAAGTTAATATTAGATTACAAGAATTTTGCCCGAGTAGCGCAATTGGTAGGAGGCACGGGACTTAAAATCCCTACAGTGTGGGTTCGAATCCCATCTCGGGTACCAAATAAAGGTAAATATGGAAAAAGATTTTGATGCAAGAATTGCAGCTAAGGCAATTTTCAATATTATTAAGAAAACTATTAATATAGATAGCAAAAGAAGCCCGTGTTGGTTAAACTTAAATTATGGAAAAGATTTTGCGCAAATTGCGTTAGATTCTAATTTTATGTTTATTTCTGTTACTAAAGATGGATATCAATTGTACAGCAGGCATGCAATGTTTCCTGTTACTAGAAAAAGAAGTAAAAGTTATAAAGATTTTAAAGATGACATGAAACATATTTCATTTTATTGCGAAAAGAAAAAGAAATAACACTCTCCATGATCGGCGGAGTATAATAGGAAAAGTAGTCGATCAATGAATTTATATCGGTCTATAGTGAAAAGGATATCACGGGAAATTACGAATTTTCAAATCCAAGTTCGAGTCTTGGTGGATCGACCAGAATTATCGCCTCATTAGTATAATGGCTTATTATGCTGGTTTTGTAATCCAGAGATTGCAGTTCGATTCTGTGATGAGGCACCAGTTTTAGATGTATCTCGGTAGCTCAATTGGCAGAGTGACGGTCTCCAAAACCGTAGGTTGGGGGTTCGATGCCCTCCCGGGATGCCAGAATGGGAGATTATTGTAATGGTTAGCAAACGGCACTCCAAACGCCTTAGAAAGGGTTCGATTCCTTTATTTCCCGCCAAAGCCATATTTTAAAGGAAATTTTATGTTACTAATTGAAAAAATTAAGAAAGACAGAATTACAGCAATGAAGCAGAAAGATGAAGATGCTAAATCTATTCTTTCCACATTACTAGGAGAAGTAGAGAGTCTTTCTAAAAGAAATGGTACAGAAATTTCTGATGAACTTATTATTCAGACATGTAAGAAGTTTATTGCTAATATCAATGAAACTCTTACACATGCTGACTCTGAAAATCAAGTATCTCTTTTATGTGAACTTGAAATTTTAGAACAATTTTTACCTGCACAATTATCTGCAGCTGAACTTCGAAATATTATTGCATCTTTCGGTTCTAAGAACTTAGGTGAAATAATGAAGCATTTGAAGGAAAACTACAACGGCCAATATGACGGCAAGGTTGCATCAGCTGTTGCAAGAGAATTTGTATAGGTATGAGTATGATATACCACGGAGGCGAGAGCCGCATTTGAACGAACACGGTCACTATGTAAAACATACTCACCATTTTTCTAAAGAATCGTTACAGCAATTCCAATCGGAAAATTCAAAAGTCATCAAAACTTTATGATAGATGGTTCAAATCCATCAAAAATAATCGATTCTGATTAATTACTAAAGAATAGTTTCAGCAAAACAAATTTACGGATCATATCCGTAGCCAGGACCGTGAGATGCGTCCCTAAAGAAGTCTCAAAACCTATTCTGACTAGTTTTAAAGAATGCATTCAGCCAATAAAACATAAGACCGTTAATCTTAAAAGCAAAAGCATTCTGTTTTATAGGGAATAAATCGATTGGCGCAGATATTACTCTTTGAAAGTAAGTAGCTTGGTTCGATTCCAAGATTCCCTGCCAAGGATTTTATGAAAATAATTAAAAAGCCAGAATTTGAATTTGATGAAATTGATATTTATACGTATGGTAAGATAAAAAGTTTTAATCCATATAATAAAGATTTTCTTAAGAGAACTCAAATTTTTGTAGATACAATTCCGGGTCGTCATTATTGGACAAATATAATTATAGATTTTGAAGATGAAATTATAGATCCAGAAACATTTTACAATAAAGAAACATGGCAAATTATTAAAAGAATTGATATTAATATAGATAATACCAAATATGAAGGCATATTTCCAATAAAATCTTTAGGAAATAATATTTGGGAATGTTCTGTAGATAATGTTCAAGAATGCGGGCATGCCTAAGGTAGGTCGCCGGTCTTCCAAACCGTGCAGAGTAGGGTTCGATTCCCTCTGTCCGCTCCATTTTATATTAGTATGGTAATCCTTATTCCAATTGAAAAGAAAATCAAAAGGGCAACTCAGCCCATAATTTTGATAAGTATTTAATGAGGTGACTAAAGGAAGTATGATGGAGATCATACTAATATAAAATGAAAAGAATTATAGCTTTGATTATAAGTGTTTTAATTCATCTAGTAATAATTTTCTTCATTTTAAGTTATTTTAGCAATAAAAATTCACAAATTAAGCCAAAAGATAATTTAGTCGAGGTAACGTTTGTAACGAAACCAAAGACTTATGAAGAAAAGCTTCTTACAATAAGAAAAGAACAATCAAAACAATTTAATAAACAAGAAAAAACAAAGTTTATTGAAAAATGTGATAATAAACATTCCTATATAGGCATAGGTATTCAGTTTTTTCCAGACGGTAGAATATCTGATGTAGCAAAAGGATATGCAGCCGATAGGGCAGGATTAAAAGTCGGTGACAGAATAATAGATTCTATGAATTATCATAGAGTTGGTGACTATGAATATATTAGTGTTATTCGAAATTTTAGAAAAATAACATTTAAAATAAAAGTAGAAAGAATTTGTATAAAAGAACCATAACTCGCTTGACAAATTCTAAAAAAATGTTTAAAATATAAAAATTGCAATACGGTTCTAAAGTGTTCATGGACGCACGATAGCCTGTCACGCTATAAGAAGGGGATCGTTACCCCTTAGGACCGCCAGACAATTCCTTGTTAGCTCAGTTGGTAGAGCGGCAATGTCGACAGCAGGTCGGTGGTTCGAATCCATCACAAGGAACCAACATTCTAACGAGTGGTTATAAATCAGTGCATGATGTGTATTGAATTATAATAGAGAGAAGAGAAAATGAACGTAGTATATTGGACTGTGATCCAAGAGGGTAAGAAAATCCCTCATAGTAAGGAATTTAGCATTACAGAATTAAAAGAAATGTTGTCTTTTATGGCAGATTTGCGCAAGAGACAATATGACGACACTGATAGTAATATCAGTCATATTACATCTGCATGTGAAAATCCAGATCATGTAGGAAAAATGGGTGTGTCTGATGTAAAACCAGGATATAACTGGAAAAAGCGCCGAATATAGAACAGTTGGTCCGACACTTGAAGTGAAGCGAGGCTTTGAACCTTGTCTAAGTGAGTTTGATTCTCACCGGACCTGCCAAATTTAAAACAGGTGGCTTGTCGCTTGGAGTGACCTTTGGTTCTGAGCCAAATGGGTTAGAGTTCGATTCTCTACAGGCCTGCCATAGAAAGGCAAAATGAATTATTATATCACATATGCTATCTATGATAAAGAACCTATACCATGTGAAGGTGATGATCCGATAACAGAATCATTATCAATAATGGTTTTTGATGTGGTTGATATTAGAGAATATGCAACTTTGCTTGGAATCGAATTGAGTAATTACACCGATAAGTATTATTCGATTTGGGATTTACAAGAAACTTAGGGAAAATAAATATGAAGCTTGTAATTGAAATTAGAGCCGCCGAAGGCGGCGAGGATAGTAAGTTATTTACTAGAAACTTAGCAGAAGCATATCAACGCTTGTCTGATAAGAAGGGCTGAAAGCATCATTTAATAGAGCTTCGCCCAGGAGAATTAAGATTAGAATTAAATGGTGAAGATTTATCTGGATTATTTAATGAACCTGGTGGACATAGAATACAACGTGTACCACCAACAGAACGAAAAGGTAGAGTTCATACTTCAACTGTAACAGTTGCAGTGATTGATCCTTCCAAAACAGTTATAATATATAAAGATTCTGATTTTAAAATTGAATGGTATAGTGGGACTGGAGCAGGTGGTCAACACAGAAATAAACATCAAAACTCTTGTAGGATAACATATCTTCCTACAGGACAAGTATCTACAGCACAGCATAGATCTAGGCAAAATAGTCTTGAAGAAGCAAAATCTTCATTATTAGAAATTCTCCAAAATCAAGAGAATGCATTTAAAAAGCAAGAATTAGATGCATTGCGAAAAGATCAAGTTGGATCGGGTATGAGAGGTGACAAAATTCGAACTTACAGATTTCAGGATGATATTGTAAAAGATCACAATACTGGTAAATCTGCAAGTGTAGAAAAAGTATTAAAGGGTAATATTGATTTACTCTGGTAAGATTTTAAAGGATGATTGCAGCAAACAAACAAGATTCCAACCAAAACTGTGGAGGCCGGCCCGATGGGGGCACGATGACATGGGTTCGATTCCCGGCAAAGTCATTCCATCCTGTTTAGATTTTTAAAGAATACATTCAGCAAATTTTTAAAAATTTCACTTTCAATGAAACCTAAAAAACGTATTCTGTTTTGATGTTCCATAGCTCAAAGGTAGAGCAGACGATTGATAATCGTCCGACGAAGGATCGTTACCTTCTGGAACAACCAGATTTTAATACCGGGTTAACTCAGTTGGCCAGAGTGGCATCTTGATAAGGTGTAAGTCGTTGGTTCGAATCCAACACTCGGTACCAAATATATGCACCTATCGTCTATCGGTTAGGACGCCACCCTTTCAAGGTGGAGAGGAGGGGTTCAATTCCCCCTAGGTGTACCAAATTTTTGAACAACCTTTATCTCGTAAGGGTAAAGTATTAATGTTCCTTAAATAATACATTGATATATTGTTGCCGTGAAAGACGCAAGGGTATTCGGAGCCACCACACGCCTTAGGGAGTCCGAAAGGTTGTTATTGAATTGTTTTAAAAGTTATGATAGAAAATAAAAAAGCTTACCATGATTATGAAATTTTAGAGCTCTTTGATTGCGGTCTAAAATTAGAAGCATGGGAAGTAAAATCTATTGCAGATAATAATTGTTCTATTGTTGGTGCTCATTGTAAGGTATTTCATAATGAAGTATTTTTATTTGGTGCAACAATGAATTCTGAAGGTGATGTCGATTATCAACGATCTAGAAAATTATTATTGCATAGAAAAGAAATAAATAAACTTATCGGCAGGACACAAGAAAAAGGGTTAACTTTAATTCCTTTAAGAATTTATAGTGTTAGAGGAAAATTTAAGTTACAAATGGGTCTTGCAAAAGGTAAACGAGATTACGATAAGCGTGAAACAGAAAAGAAGCGCACTATTGAAAATGAAAATCGTAGAATCGTAAAAAGTCAGAAATTAGAATAGAATTCTGTCTGAAATTGTTAGGTAGGAGTTTAACAAGAGAGTTCAAATCTCTCCATCTCCACCAAAAGCATATTATGAAGAAGTAAGCAGTAGAGCCTGACAGCCCTTGGGAATTAACCTTTGTAAATTATCCGGCCTGAGCGATAATTGTGGGTACTGAGGTAACTAGCATCGCTGCCTAGATAATATGTTTTTGATGGGGATGATCCGGAATCGACTAAGCTCTAAGGGAACAATTAGGAATCGTCAAGAAAGACGTTAAAATCGAAACAGTAAATGCAACCGCATATACAACATCTGTTTCGCAACTTGATTTGTCCGCACTGGATGATGTCGAGGAAGCGATCGCTGCTTAAAGCAACAGTGGGGTAGGAAATACCTTATAATCCAAATCACCTAGGGACTTTTAAGTCCCTATTTTTATGGCTATATTATGATCGAAACTAATGACGAACGTCGCATAAGATTAAAAAATAATTACAACCGATGGTTAGAGAAACCCGGAAATAAAAAGAAGAAATATTTGTCTGATAAGAATACACAATCAAGTAGACATAGAAGATGGCGGCAAAATCATAAAGATAAAACAAGATTAAAAAGTGCGAATGAAAGAGCTTATAGATTACAAAGAATACCGCCCTGGGCCGATATGGATGCAATTAAGGAATTTTATTTAAATTGTCCAGAAGGTTATCATGTAGATCATATTATTCCATTAAAAGGCAAAAATGTTAGTGGTTTACATGTCGTTGAAAATTTACAATATCTTAGCATAGAAGAAAATTTAACAAAAGGCTCAAAATTTGAACCAATCGAAATAATAATTAATAAATAGTATTGCGTCAATTCCGGCGCACTTAACAGAGTTTAATTGGGCTCTTACTCTGTGAGCCGTTTAAAAAGGAAAGGAAAATATGATGTATGACAATAAGTTCGTTGTCTGTATTAAGCACGACAACAAAATTCTTCGTGAATTCAAAGATGTGGCGTATCTGCCATTCGGGTCTGAATATTCTGTTTTATTAAAAAATCTTAATAATAGAAGGGCATTAGTTCAATTAACAATCGATGGTATCGATATTGGTGATGGTACAAAATTTGTAATTGATGCCAATTCCGAATTAGAAGTAAAACGCTTTATTAAAAATGGTAATTTAACTGAGGGTAATGCCCTTAAGTTTATCGAAAGAACTTCTCAGATTGAAGAACATCGCGGAATTAAATCAGAGGATGGTTTAGTTAGAGTAGAATTTCAATTTGAAAAAGAAGTAGTTCATCACCATGATGTAAAGCATGTTTATCACCATTATTATGATTGCTATCCATATTATAATTATAGACCATGGTATTGGTCGCCAGGAGTATTAGGTGGATACTCTGGAACTACATTATTAAATAATGCAATAACATCAAATAATATTAGCTCTTACAATGCAACAGCGACAGGCAGTAGCCAGGATTATTCTACAAATATCGACGGTTTTAATCAGGTAAATGCCGAGTCTAGTAGCACAACGACTCCCGTAAATGACGCGGGAATTACAGTTCCTGGATCAGCAGTAAAACAAGAATTTAAGCAAATTTTTGACTTTGATGCTGAGTTAGCCACTCATGTTATTATTTTGAGATTGGTCGGTGAAACAATTGAAAATAAAGTTATAACTCAACCAGTTACTGTAAAAACAAAACATATCTGTTCGACTTGCGGCAAATCAAATAAAGCTACTTCTAATTTTTGTAATTCTTGTGGAACAGCATTGCAAATAATTTAGTATCAGGATTATAAATGTGAATATATAGGTAAATACATTTAATTCAATTTCGGGAATTAAATATGCAACTATATAACGCATTATACGCCGATGGCTTTGGAAACATCACATTAAGAACCAGTGGTTCGGGTGGTTCCGCATCAAATCCTGCAGCGGGTCCAACAGGGTCCGCTGTTCCTACAGCCGCAGATTATATTGGTTTTTCAGTTGGTGGCAATTTAGTAGGTGTATCGTCCTCTAATCCATTACCTGTTACTAGTGTGGTATCAAGCAGCGCATTACCAACTGGTGCAGCAACTTCGGCCAACCAAGCAACTGGAAATTCTTCCTTAGCAACCATTGCAACCAATACAACTGGTGCAGCAACTTCTGCTAATCAAACAACTGGAAATACTTCCTTAGCAACTATTTCTACAAATATTGCATTAATGGTTCCTAGTCAAGGTATTGCCGGTGATACAACAATTACTACTGGTGGATCTGCACAAACTTTATTCAGTGGTGCCACTCCCGTAAATGGTTTTGCTATTTACAATCCGGATTTAACAAATGATCTTTGGATATCAGATAGTACAACTGCTTCTGCTAATGGACAAGGTTCCATTAGAGTTCCTGCTAATGGCGGGGGTTATGAAACTCCATCACGTTATAAACCAATTGGACCAGTTAGTATAGTTGGTTCAGCGACAGGACAGAAAATAACAGCGAGGGAATGGTAATGCCAATAATTAATCCACCAACTAAATTAAATATTGATAAAACAAATACACTTGCAATTCTTGGTGATGAAATAACAGCACAATATTATACCGCGAATACCGGTACTAATTCACCTCAATATAATGCAAATGGTTTCATAACATGGGCACAATTTGTATCAAATCAAAGAATGACAATTGTATCTTCTCCGGCGACTGCAAATGCTACAGTAACAGGATCTCTTTTAGGTCAAGTTCAGGCGGCAATACAAGCAAAAGCTTCAAGTATTTTTGTTATGATGGGTATTCATGATTTATTAAATGGTGTACCTCTTGCTCAGATTAAACAAGCCTTTCTAACAGCATTAACAATAGCTGCATCCGGCGGAGTAAAAATTTTCTGGTCTACATTAACACCAGTTAGTTCTCCGTACACTGATGCATCAAAAGCATTATCTTATTCTATTCTTGATTTAAATCGCTGGATTAAGCAAGCTGCTATAACATCATTTTCGAGTCAATCGGTTGTTTTAGTAGATATGTATTCTATATGTACTGTGCAATCTTCTTCACCTATTCAGACAACTTCTTGGTTAACGAATTATAGTGTAAATGGTATTACTCCGATAAACATTGGTGCAATGAATATGGGAAATTATTTGGCAGGATTTTTTAATTCGGCCGTTAATAGTAATTTTCAACTTTCGGTTACAGATATTGATGATATTGTTAATAATCCAATTTCTAAAAATGTTGTTTCAAATTCTTTATTTACAATTCAATCTGTTCAATCTGTTACATTGGCAAATAATACTGGATGTACAGTTACTCCTACTTTAACATGGAGTGGCGGTGTAGTTTCTTCTAATTTAGCAACAGAAGGAACAACCAATGTTGCTGCTACAATTTCAAATACTAGTGGTGTATTAACCATTACAATAACCAATGGTGGTGCATATTCTACTCCACCAAGTTTGACCTTAACAGGAGGTACATGGTCCGGAACACCTGCAACTGTTCAATCAGTTAATGTTGGTCCTTTTAAATGGGGATTTGATACTAAGATTACTCCATCTATGTCCTCGAGATCCGATGGGTATGGTTATGATTGTACACTTAATACAGCATATCCAAATTTCAATTATGCAGCTCGTATAACCTTTAATGCAATTTTGTTTAATGGATTACATAATTTTATAGCACCCGATGATAACATACAATTATCGTGTGCAATGACAGTTGGTGGATCTACTGATGCAAATGTTGTAGCAGCACCAATGATTGAAAATTTTGGTAATACGAATTATATTAGTCAGGCATGTGCTCCATCAGGTACCGATATTGCAATGTCTAATTATAATAGTGGAGCTACACTAACAGGTACTTGGTTAACACCTCCCTGGATACCGGGGACTGTAGGAAATTCTACCTACATGTATATCAATTGTGTTAATAATAGTGCTGGAGTTTCGAGTACTGTGGGTGTATGCAAAGTCGGAAGAATTAGTTGCTACATTGATCCATCTTATGTACCTGGTGTCTGTTCAAAATCAAGTATAAAATGGAATCCAGGGCATTATGTATATGTCTATCCTGAATATACATATGAAAATTTTATTGCACAGGATGATTTTAATACAGGTAGTTCACGTTCGCCCGTCGGTGGAGAAACAGTAGTTACAACAGCAGCATGGAGAGGAGTCGAAGCCGAATTTTTATGGCGAGATATTGAACCAACAAAGGGAAATTATAATTGGACATATGTTGATGATTGGATTAATGGGTTGTCAACTTTTAGAAATTCTAGTGGCACCTTAATGCCTCGACAATTAATAGCCTATATCTTTGCTGATACATATATTAATCCGGCAAATTATTCAATACCTGATTATATTTTGAATGATTCTAGTTATGGTGGCATTTCTGGCGCAACAGCGGGACAATTTGGGGTATATCCTCATCAATCCGGAATTACATCATTCACAATTACCAATCCGGGAACATACTCGAGTACTTCGGGGGTAACAGTTTCTGTAACTGGTGGTAATATTAATGGTGGATCATTTACACCAGTATTTTCAGGCACCGGACCTTATACTTTATCAAGTATTACAGTTAATAATCCTGGAGCAGGAATTATTAGTACACCTACAGTTACAATTTCTGGTGGATCATTTACTACTCAGGCTACTGCCACTGCTAATTGGCACGCCACTGGTTGGAAATTAAATTATCATAATGTTAATCTTCAAAATCGACTTATTGCATTGGCACAGGCTTTTGCAGCCCGCTATGATAGCAATCAATATTTTGAAGCTTTACGTTTCGATGAAACAGCAGTTGGTGATACATTTAGTGGTTATTTTCCTGGACAAAATACTAACTATGTCGAAGGACATTTAAATATAGCAATTGGTGCAAATCAGGCATTTCAGCATACAATGGTTATTAAGGGATTCAATTATGTGGCTGATAGTAATACTGTTCGTTTTGTTCGATCATTAGTTGAGGCTGGTGTCGGTATTGGTAATGTAGATGCAGTAGCATCAGATTCTTTATTAAATGCATACCTAAATGGGCCATATTACCAGATGGAGCAAGTTTACAAAACCATACCTATATATGTTCGTGTAGATGGTGGTAATTATATGAGCAATGGTACAACGCCACAACCAATATCTACAATTTGGACATTAATGCAACAACTTTGTGGTACACATTGTTCTTGGAATAGAGAATTTCCAACAAGTAATTCTGTAGATTATAATTCTGTAACAACCTACTTGAATGGTCTAGGAAATCAAGCATTTTGGGAAACTCCGGCTAATTATAATACCGGACTCAAAACTTATAAACCTTTAATTGTTCGTCGATAAAAATATTGGTGATTTATAAAAATCACCAGTATTTAATTTGTGATTTATAAATAATTGTGTTACTATATAACTGTGTAAGTAATTTAACGGAGATAATAATGGAATCGTAAATTTATTTCGATACTTCTTAGATAAGAATGTCTGAATTTAGTAATTTAACCAGTCATTCACATTTAAGGAGAAAACCATGACTAACATCAGAGCATTCTGGAAACAATTAGCAGATAAAAAAGAAATAACAAGAAATGATATTGCAGCATTGTGCCTATTAAAGGCATTGCGAAAAGATGATCCATCTTTGGCAGTAAATTATCTTAAAGAATCATTCAAACCGGTAACAAATACCATAAAGCTTGCAAACGGTGCATATCCTTATTACGCACTATGGGATGCTCTTTGTGGAGTTACTACCTGCCAAGTAGCACAACAATTAACAGTTGAGGAAAAAGAAAAATTAAGACTTCTGGCAACCGCCTTCAGAGGCTCGTATGGAAAGGTCAATCTATGAATCCGAAACCATACACCTATGTGATTGTTCGCAAAGATATTCCTTTAGTGCAACAATCTGTCCAGGCTGGTCATGCGGCGCTTGAAGCAGGATTTAGATTTAAGAAGCCCGATGATGTTTCATATCTAATTTTATTAGAAGTTGAAAATCAAGAAGAACTTAAAAAAGCAGCATCCTATCTTGGTGATAGAGATATCGATTTTTATATGTTCTTTGAACCCGATAACAGAATGGGTTTTAGTGCATTATGTACCAGACCAATTTTTGAAAAAAGAGAAAAGTCTATTTTCAAAAAATGGAAATTATATACACCAGAATTTATAGCACCTGTGCATGGGGAAGAATAAAATGGAATCATAAATTTCTTGTTCGAACGGAAGCTGTAAAACATCCGATAAGATTTGGGCAATCATAAACCCAAAAACTAATAAGTTACACCGGTTGACCTTCAGTGAGTCTCTTGCTAAACTTATTATTAATACATGCCCAGAGATGAGCATACGCAGGTGGAGTTATATCCCGGGTAGAATTTTAGATCCGGGAGAAAAAAGTAAATCTGGATTATATGGAATTATGTCTACGCAAAAGAATATTGCGTTACGAATTTCTTGTATTCAAGAAACTGCGGAATTATACAGAGATGATAGCAGATACATTTGTGAAATGTATATTGATTTTCAAAAAGAAAGTAATAGATGAGTTTTTTGAGAAAATTGTTTAGGTTACAACCTCCGGAGGATTGGAGGTTGGTAAAATCTATAGAAATGGTTGTTTGGAAAACAGATAAACCTGAAGATAAAGGATCCCTTTATTTTCATTTGTTTGAATCTAATAGAAAAAATCGCAAAATTGAATATACCTGCACTGTAAAGGATGTTACTCAGGAAACAGTTGAGGCAACTGCGAAAAGATTTGATGTATACCAAAAGAAAATATATCGTTGGGTAAATGGGCGGCTTGATCCTGAAATTCCAACTTATGAGGAAACAGAAGTTGAAGATACATTTAATAAGTTAAAGGGAAAAATATAATG